GGGTACTACCAAAAGGTAGCTATAAGTATTGCGGGACATATGCCTGGACCCCCCACTACTGTTGTAGTGAGCCATCATATGTTGTTTTGTGACAACCATTCAAATTTCAGAAGCGATGAGCGTCGGCTCCCACCACAGGAGCCCGTTAAAACCCGTTCTCGGGATCTATGCAACTTCGACTTGAATGTAATTAACAAAACCGTGAGGTGAACATACGCTGTACGTATGCGAGTAGCACACAAAATAAGAAAATCCAACTACATGTTGGATGCAGGATCAATGGGATTGAAGAACTCGATTACGTACTTACAGTACAACTTACCAACGGATAGTTGTATTGCGACATTGTTGCCACCTTGTGTGGCAACAAACATAGTTGCAGGAGCAAAGATGTTCTGGTCAACAGCTGGTAACCCAGTAAAGTTGGCCAATGTCTTGTACGGATAAACAACCTTATCAAAATTGTCAGTCTCAATGATTACATTAACGGCAGAGCAAGCAGCATTGCTGTGCATGCGTCTACTGCCCTCAGATCCACCCCAAATTGGGGTGGAAACTGCATAATCATATTGTTCGAGGCTAGCAATTGAGGTAGGGTTGGCATCGGATCTATCAAAATTAGGAGCAAGGACCACCTGCCCAGGAAATGTTGTAGCGACAAAAGGAATGTATATAAATTCCAAATATTTCCAAGAGTACTTGGAGAAATTAACAGCATGTCGGTTACAATTAGTCATTTGACTGGGAATGATGGCTCCTCCATTAAGGACAAAAGCTCCCAATGCACCAGAGTCAACCCCAACAAACAATTCAGTATGCGACAGTAAATTAACACTGTCCCTATTGAATATGCCTGGGGGAATTACGTTTCTATAAATAGAACCTCTGGCGGAGGGTTCAACAATGGTTTGCAGCACCATCTGTCCTTTCCGTGATTGCCTACGATTTTTATTTGGTTTTGGTGTGGACTTGCCACTTTTATTATTATTATTAGATTTCTTACTAGTAGTCATGGCTTGCCTATATTTATATATTGAGTTTTGTGATGATCTTCGTTGAAAACTTGGTTAATGGTTTCAGGAGGAGTTTGAAGTAATGCGCCGATAACCGCCACTAATACAATGACGATTATCCATACAGCAAGTAGGGGAAAGGAAGATTCTCTCACGACTATCACCATCAAAAATTAAAGTTTTGGGTAAACTCAACTTTATCACCGACAACAGTCATGGAAATCACAGGACCTTCCTTCTCAAGTGACATTTTAAAGTCACCCTCCTTGTGAACAGCACTCTTGCTGGCCACTTGGGCTGTGGTCCCCTCCGACCTCTTGGACCTAGTTTTAGATGACGAAGAATCATCAGAACGATACATAGGCTCAGACATGATTATAAAACAAAAGAGAAAATAGCACGCGATAAATGGTGAAAGTGGTAAGTTTTCATGCCCTAGAAAACACGAGCAGAGAGGCCTCCTCTCCATTATCTTCCAACTGATGTTGGAAAGAAATGGGAGAAAACCCCTCTTCTAAGGCAATCTGTTCTTCGGGCAAAATCCCGAATGCAAGCCAAAATGAGAACCTGGAACAGGGGGTAGGTTGTAAGTTTTGATAGGAACCTTTCCTACCAAACTTATATTTCCATGCATCATTGATATGCTCGTGCATATCAGTTCCGCTCTTAGGCATGCTACCTAAAGGAAATTGCTTATAGAAGGACCCCAAAACTGGGACCCCATCATTAAGCACTCTACCACCCTCCCCAACGGCACTCACCCAAGCTTGAGCGGCTCCGACACCTGCTAGGTCTGTTAGGGAATGTAGGTCTTTTGAGAGACCTTGATGCAAATTGCGGATCATGCGGTAGCTACCATCCACGAGTACTGGTCTAGTTTGGCAAAACTCGACCCTCTCGAGGACATCTACCGTCTCCTCAACTTTCATCGTAAACCCTAACCCAGTGTAGTAATCGATCAAACCTCGACGGAATGACTCCTCATTATGTCTCTCCATGAACACCATGCAATCATCGCCATTGTTGGCGAGCCGAAAGTGCTTAAGATTAAGACGAGTGCACCAGTTCCAAACTGTTGCACACATAATGAAGCAATTACCACTGGATGTATTCATGTCACCGGACATGCGACATCCATCCACCTTATACCTAGCAGTACCATCAGGACAACGAGCTAGACCTCGATTGTGGAGTTGAAGGTCAAGCAACCTTTTCAGGTGCTTCCTCTGCGATACTGGGAACATCTCAAGCCACATCTTGTGTTCAAACTGTAAAGCCTCAACACTGATATGTTGATCGAACCTACTGGCATCCATCCCGATGCCAATAGGATCAACAAATGAGTCCCATATCTCCTTCATCTCCACTCCAGCCTCGTCAGCATTGATCCCTTTAAATATGGTTCTACCACCAAATAAGGCGATCAATAGCCTTGAACAGATACTCTTCACTATGCGCAAATAGCGCCCCAACTCCACATTATACCTAGGATCCCTAGGCTGTATCACCCGTGGAGCCGGGTCGGGTTTAGCTGTGATATTTATTTTCTCAGCCTTAACAAACGTACTCAACCAACTATCTTTCTCCTGAAAGGAGATCACCTCTAACGACTCACTTGCCTTTGTATACCTCTCTAACTTGCGACCAGTATAGAACCCAAGAAATTCTTTGGTTGTAAGTCTGGTGGTCTTGGTCAAGAAAGGTAACAATGCCCGAGTGAACCGAGATAGTTGATTAAATGCGCCAGGGGTGGGTTTTGGTGTGTACTCGAGCTTTCCAGATTTCTCAACCATGAAAACTCGCTCTACCAGGCCCCTCCGTACATTACCCAAGGAGTGATCATGCACTCCGTATCGTATATTGGCACCAAACCCTGTAAAACGATACAATTTACGGGGTTTTGATAAGGGAGGTCCTTTAACCACACTAAGACCCGCAGGTTCACCCCTCCATGTAGGAGTGGTGAACCCATGTGTGGTTAATAGGCCCCCCTATTTGGCATGGGAATCCCCCATGTCCTTGCGTCTGCTACGCATAACATCCGTCCTCATCATCTCCGCTGCCATGATATCCTCATCCATGGGGATAAAACAGTGACAGTCTACCGCCAATGGAACCATCCGCGCAATATGCGATGGTCTTACGCCATGCTTAACCATCTCCTCCCTACACAACCTGGCATATACAAGCTCATTAGCCCTAGAATTGCCGAGTAACCCCACTTGGGACTTTGCTGCCATAGCGACTTTTACAATGTAGTGATTCCTTCTCTTAGGAGCTACAAGATTTTCTTTCCTACTTTCTGGTCCAGGAAGGAAATCTACATTGCATGAAGTCTCTGTGATGACAGGCTCATCGTCCCGTGAAAAGAGGTCCACGAACCTATGCATAAGGGCTGTAGCTTCGGGGGAAAACCCCAGCTGCAGCTTGAAAAACCGGTGAAAAAAAGCGATGAAAAGAATGGGTACAAACAACACAGGAACAGCGGAATAAACAAAAAACATAAAAAGAAAGCGTTGAAAGTAAGTGGTTTTGACATAAAGGAGACGTGCGGTGCGGATGTGTGTGTGACATGTAGTGCCGAAGCGTGCGATACATTGAGGAGTATGCATACCTGATCACTGATCAACGAGACACTGGTTAGGTATC